ACTCTTTATGAAGTAGGCAGTCGCTAGACTGACTTTAGCTTTGATTGATTGCATATAACTTGATGTCCCTTTGTAAAACTTGTGGTATCTGTTATAGTATGTTATACAGTCATACTTATAGTGAGCGTCCTCTATTAGTCTTATAAATTTGTCTTTACATCTCTTGCTAATGTCTATTATCTGCGTTCTTATGTTCATATTCTCATTGCCTTTGCTCAGTTAATTGTTTTCTCTCATATTCTGGCGTGCTGCCTGCCTTAGTCAAAAAAAATCTGACTCTTAGCAACTCTATGCCTTGTCTATGTTGTACTGCGAATAACTTTTTCCTTCTTCGTTCTCTTGTCCTGTGAATAAATCTATATTATCCTCAGGTAGTGGTTCATTGAAACTGTCTTTTACTAGTTCTACTGTCATTGTGTGTTCTTTTGATATCTTTAGGTCTACTGTATGTTTAATGTTTGTAATAAGGTAACGACCAGTTAGTCTAGGATCATTGTCTTTGTCTGCGGAGTTCTTTAATTCTTTAAAACTAGGGTGTGTAAAGTGAACAACCTCACCTATACTTATGCCTGTGAATCCTGGTACCTTTATTTCTAATACTATTGATGATAACGCTGTTTTCTGCGATATTCTCTTGGCACCGTTATGACTACGACCAAGATAATCATAATCGTTGTGTACTTTGTCTGTATCTGATTCAAAGTGTACCACCGTGTCAGGAAAGTCTGATATAGTTTTACCTACTGCGAAATTAAAGAAAGGTACAACGCAACCGTCTTCTCCTTCTTCTAAATGATTTTGTTTTTCATAGTTCTTATGGTAGTCAAATGTTTCTGTTTTAAATGTCTTATTAAAACTATCGTGTGTGATAGTCTTACTAGCAAATGTACCATAGTTTAAATGTCTTAATGTATCGTATTGACTTTTGATTTTAAAACTAGATACAGATTGCAAAGAGTTTATTATATCTCTATCACCTTTTTCATCTCTATATGCAACTATCTTCGGCGAGTATTGTGCTCTTACTTCTCTTGGTGTACCACTTTCATCACAAAACATAGACTCAAATGTCTTGTAGTGAAAACCTAATCCTGTTTCAAAGAAACTGTAACCTGCATTATCAAAGTTCTTTGATTCAGATAGTTTAGATATGTCTTTGATTGCTCTTGTAGGTTTAACACAAGGTGCGATATACTTGGCAACTGTCTTTGTTTCTTCTACTAAAATATCTTTCTTTGTTTGTAAATGATCTCTACATATGCTAACGATTGCCTCATCTGTTGTTCCTGTAAATGATGTGGTCACCTTTGATAGATCATTAAGCACTCTCTCTTTACTACAAAATTCTAAAACATATGATTGTACTCTATCTTTTAACATTGCTTTGTTTCGTATGCCTGTTATCATCATAGGGTGTCCTGTCAATACAGAAAAATCATAACCTTGGTTTTCTCCAGGTGTATATAATTTAAACTCTAGTCTTTCAAATCCTGTTAATGGTAACATATTGATTAAATTAACACCATCAATAATTGTCATATCACCTGTTAAGAAATGACTTTCCATACTTTCGTATATGTTAAATGATAATACTTGATCTGTTATGATTTGTCTGAATAGACCTTCGTCACCTTCTCTATGGTAAGGTATGATATGTATATCAGTAACTATAAAGTTACCTGGTCGCTCTAATAGGGTATTATTAGCGTTGAAGTCTGGCATAATTATTCACTCGTTAATTTTTCAAATTCTTCTATGAATATTTGTAAGTAAGCAGGGTCTAGTAATTTGATCTGTCGTTTTTCATCTTGTATTCTATCTTCATATTGTCTATTACTTATTGACTGAGCGCCTACATCCGTAGATTGACATTCTATAAGGTGTGAATAATCGGCAGGTCCTTGTGATTCTTTACGACCACTAGATTGTACTTTCTCATAATGGTGTACTGCTTCTGCGTTGTCGTATTTGTCTTTTATATATTCTTCAAATTCTTGTTCAGATAATGGCCACCCATAAAATCTGTCTGTTATATTATTTGTTAACAAGATAACCCAATGATATTGTGAGTTACCAAAATGTCTGTATGCTACATCTTCAGGTTTTTCTCCACTTACTACATCATACTTGTCATATAAAGTTGCAACATTAAATGCTTTATCTCTAATTTTAACTCTAGTAAATAAATCTGTTAATAGTTTTAAATTACCATCGCCTTTTATATCGTAATACCCTTGTGATAGATTACTAAAATACATTAAAATCCATCCGATATAGTTTGTTTTGTCATAATTTCTGTTTCAGAAAAAGTCAAACTAATTTTAGATATTACAGGCATAGCACCTTGTGGGGTTGCTTTAAAAGTATGAAATACACCTTCGGGTGCGTAATCTATTGACATATCTGTTAACACACATCTACTGATTTTAGGTAAGTATGTGTTGACTTTATCTCGGTAGTAATACATTATTTGAAATTCAGATGGCGTAATCATATATTTTTCATTTGATACATCTGGTTGCATATGAAATTTGAATAACTGCATAATTTTATTTACTGACTCAACTTCTTTTTCATTTTTAGGTGCAAAGTCAAACTCAAAATTAAAACTTCTAAATGGTACAGATTGAAATGCTAATTCCATTCTCGGGTTAAGTGCTCTACCAGTTTGTTTTGTAAAGAAACCAGCAGCGCCAGGAAATGCAACTTCAAGTGCCCCTTGTAATACTTGTCTACCTATTACACCACCTGTTTCCATTAACATACCTAATATATCTCCCATAGAACCTGAATCACCACCACCAAAGAAGTTTTTTACATTACTACCTACATCTTTGAACATTGCTATGTTTTTTGTTTCTGCTTGTTCATACGAAGCTTTGTAGTCAAATTTTGCTTGAGCAGGTGTGTATAAAATTATTGATGAACCAAGGTGTTTGTGTGTCTGCGTTTCACCTTTTCTATGAAGACCTGTTTTTGTTCCTCTTAAAATATTTTTATTTAAACCTTGTAATTTAAATCCTTCTTTTCTTCTCTTTTGTGCTTTAGATTCACCTAAAGCATAATTTTGGTCAATACCACTAAATTTACCTGCTGATAATCCACCAGCTCCTGCTGGTCCAACATTCTCTTTTAATGATCTAGTATTCCATATTGTATCAAACATTATATAGTGACCTTCACCCATATTTGCTGTTTCTTCAGGATAATAAACCATACCATATTTAAATGGGTCGTTGTCTGCTGATAAGTGAGAGATAGGCGACTTGTCTATGTCTAACCTAGATTTACTAGCAAGTTTAGCAGCTAATTTTGATGTACTGCCACCAGCAGCAAATGATGACATTAATTTATTACCAATATGACTTGCTACTTGACCTTTTATTACATTTGCTACTTTTGATGTCCAACTCATTGTTTATATCCTTACTAAATATTGTTATAACTATTTATATGATATGAGTAAGTCTTTTAAAGGAATATATAAACCGATTAAACCTGAAAAATATGTCGGTAACCCGAATAACATAGTGTATCGTTCACTTTTAGAGCGTAAGTTTATGGTGTACTGTGATAATAACCCAGGTGTAACAAATTGGGCAAGTGAAGAATTAGCAATTAGATATTACAGTCCTATTGACAAGAAATATCATAGATACTTTCCAGACTTCATAATTAAAACAGATAAGAATAAGAAAATGTTGATTGAGATTAAACCTTCTCGTCAATGCAAAAGACCTGTCCCAGGCAAGAAGAAAACTAAATCGTATATGCGTGAGAGTTTTGAGTTTATTAAAAATCAAGCAAAGTGGTCAGCAGCAACAAAGTATGCTGAAGATAACGGTGCTGTGTTTAAAATAATTACTGAAAAAGATTTAGGTTACAAGTATTAAAAATCGTTAGAAGCTGTACTGCCTTGTCTAACATATTTAAATGTGTTGTCGGGTTCGTGTATATTAAATCCTATTGTTGCACTACTACCACCTGAGGTATTATTAGCAATAGAATTATTATTCTGAACATTTATAACATTAGGTGCAATTGTTTTTGTTTCTTTCTCTAAAGATTTAAGCATTGAAGATGTTGAACCATCACCAGCATTATCACCAGTTACACTTCTTAATTCATTTATTGCGTTTACTTTTTGTTCATCGCCCATATATGATTGTGTGTCTTGCATCCTATTTTCTCTTGCTTTATCGTAACCTTCTTCACCTGGTTGTATAATATTATTTGTAACTGGATCAACAACAGGTGCCGCTAAAGGGTCTTTTGATTGTGGTAAAAATTCATCATTCGCATTTTCAGGTGCTGCTACATCTTCTTGTCCTATAGCGTAAGTGCCATCGTCCATTTGATTTGCGGCTGCAGCTTTATTCGGTTCAATTGTTGTGTCGTCACCACCCAAACCAAAAAACTTACCAACTGCTGAGTTCTTAAACCAATCAACTATGCCTTTGAAGAAATCAGTAACTTTGTTCCATATGTTTTTAAATACACCTATTATTTTACCTATATTTTCTGCAACAAATTGAAGTGCCGCTATAATCAGTAATACTTTTAATGCAATCATCAATCTAGCAGTTTTAAATATGTTAGCAATGCCTTTAAATGCTTTTCCTAATGTCTTCATAGGTGCCCCTATAAATTGTGCTATGCCACCATAGATAGATTTACCTACATCAGCAAATCCACCAGCAACATCAGCAATAGTATCAGGTATGACCATAAATGCCTCTTTTAATTCAGCAAGTTTACCAAACCCACCTTGATCTCTACCTGTATCTGCTGTTGTACTAGTTGTCTTTTTTTCTATTTCTTCATTATCTAATTTTAATTTTGATATTTCTTTTTCATTTTTGATAATAGCGTCTTGTGCCTTATCTCTTTTCTTACTTGTAGTATGTACTGTTGAATCTAATGCTAATTGTAATTTTTCTCTTGCTGTAGTTTTTTCTACTATTTTTATTTCATTATCTTTTCTTTTTTCAACTAGTTTTAATACTTCTTTTTCTGTCAATAGTTTAATGGTATTATTTTCTATTGTACCTCTAATTCCTTGTTCTCTTAATTCATTTAATTTCTTTTCTAACTTCTCCTGATTGCCAGTAAATTCTTCTACTGATTTTGCTAAACCCTCATTGTAGTCATATAAATTAATACCTAATTCTTGTGTTATCTTAATTAACTTGTTCATAGCGTTACCGAAACTATCAACAGGACCTCTTTCAATCTCTTCCGTAAGTGATTTAATCATAGTAGGTACATCACCTATAACAGATTGTGTCGCTGACTTTAAACTACTATTAGTCTTGTCAAAGATTGCTTGTCCTAATTTTACTATCTCATTCTTTACTGCACCAGAATCATTTTCTGATACTGTAAATTCACTTGATAGTTTGTCTATTTTTGGTAATGCCATAATTGTTAATCTTTGTTTTTAATCTTCGTTGCCTTGCCGTTTACATATATTGCAAACCACCCAGCACCTGCCCCTACTACAACTGATACAAGACCTGCTTGTGAGTTTGTAGGTGCCTCTAGTGCCATAAACCAATTAATAACTTCGTAAAATGCCCAACCATAGGCAGCCATCATCAATCTAGGTATTAGTCTCCAATTAGAAAGTAATTCTGGCATTTCTACTTCTATGAAGTGCCATAGTTGACCTACAACATACTTGAAGCCTGACCAACCACTATTTAAAAATTTGTTAAAATTCCACATATATTATCCTTTACTTTGTTCTCTTTTTTTTCTCTCGTTTTCTTGTTTTATATATTGTATCAATAAAGATACATATACATCTCTTTCCCACGGTATCATAGCCTCAATTTCAGTTAGTGAATACTTATGATGTTGCATAAGAGCAAAGTTAATTTCAAATAAGGCCTCTAGGCTGTTGTGGGAGAGGCTAATCCGAAAAAATCTTGTAACCCGCTGAAGGTGATTGTACTTTCAACTCCTGTCTTTGGGTTCTTCACTTTTGCTGTGTGTCTTAATTTAGGCATTGTTTCAAAGAATTGTCTTAACTTAACAAATTGATCTTGTGTTAAATTCTCAAAAAACTCTTTCAATTCTTCTCTTGTTGATTCAGTAGTAGGGTAATTCTTTTCTCCCTCATAAATGTAATCAACACAACCTATAACTAAACTGATAATATCTTCATACGATAATGTTTTAACACCTTTTGTAGTGTACAACACTTTCATATTAGGATATTTCATAATGACACCTAATTTTCTTTTCTCATCTAACATAATATCATTTGTGTGTGCGTCATCAACTTGCACCTCAACTTTTGATATGTCAACCTCCACATCGCCATAGGTTTTCTTATCATCTGGACAAATAATCTTAAACTTTGCAACTTCTCCTACTGACTTTGCCCTAACTTGTAGGAAAATATATTCTACATCAAATGTAGGTAATGTTTCTACATCTAACTTCTCATATGTAACTGACTTCAAAATGTTTTTTGTTGCCATTTGCATTTCTTTTTCATCACCTGATTCAAGTGCCATATATAAAATCTTTTCTTCTTTTACTAGAAAAGGTCTATATTGTACCTTTACATCACTTGATGGTAAAGTCAACTCATATCTCGGTGTTTCAACTATTGGTAACGCCATAATAACTCCTTTTAATTATTAAATATTTAGTGGTGGTATTTTAAATGGTGGGAATACTCTTCCGCCAGTTACTCTACCTAGAGGTACTCGTCTTCTTAAATCGTTAAGTACATCTCTACCTGCCCTTCTCAATTCAGGTGGCAGTTTATTTATCAAACTACCAAAAATTCCTTTGTTGTTCTTAATCTCAGGTATCCTACCTAAAGGAGTACCTAATTCTATATTACCTTGTTTATCTATAAAGTAATTAATCCAGTATCTAAATGAAAAATCTACATCTATTGTTTGTATGTTATTAGCATCGTGGGAATATTCTACTGCACCTATTTTAGTAGGAAAGCAATCTATCAATTGTACACCATAAGTTATATCGTCCCGTTCTTGTCTGCTAGCAAATTGACCTAATTGAAATATGTTTAGGTTAGCAACATAGTTATCATAATAGTTTGTGTTAAATGTAGATGATG